CAGTCTCAACCATTTCCTTCTTGCTCATCAGACGCATCGACTTGGGTTCGCCCAGAAACTTGAGAGTATAGACAAACTTATCGGTCAGAATGTTGTGAGGACGGAACTCAACGACCATTGCTTCGGACTTGCCCTTGGAGGTCAGTTGCATCGGGGTCTTCCCTTGATTACCTTCTTATTATAGGGCATCCAGGCAGTGCTGGAGTGCCCAGTGTACCACTTCCTCAACTGTCAGCATATTGGTGGTGCCTGACTTTTCTTGTCTACCGTTGGTGGGGAATATAGTTCACGATTCTCAATCTTACCTAACTCATTCTCCAATCCTATCAGTTGACCGAACCCATAATCATACTCTAGAGCATTTGCACATACAAAATGAGGGTGATCGACCGAAACACCCAGTCTTTTACACAGTTCTGCATGATTATCCTCCATAAGTTCTACTCCATAGAGCATATTATCATTAATATGCGATAGATTGTGATATTTCAGCAATTCTGTCTGGAGTGCCAATAGAAAGTTCCCTGATCCTGCAGAATTGTCCAGAAATGTGGAGTTCTTATTCTTTAGGATAGATTCGGGGATCTCTGATACCATTTGGGCACAGAGTTCTGCAGGTGTGAATACCTCGCCCGTTTCATCGATTCTTTCATCTGAACGTTCTATTGATGAACCTACAAATGCATTATGTTTATTCTTAGACATATTGCTCACTCACCAATGCTCTTAGATTATCCCAGAAAACTACATTATTGTCAACCCTTCTTGAAATTTCACTGATACCAATGGTGTGAACATTAGACATTGCATGTTTGGGATGAACACCTTTACATGATGTTATGATGATGACATTCTTACCATTGTATTGCAATCCTTCATTCATAACAGCATCTGCTACTACGTTACTAATGTTATCCTCATTAGTAAGATACTTAGTAGGATCTGCTCTAAACTTGCACTGTATCACATTTAGTTTGCCGTCGAGTGTAGAAATACCACGCCCATCAATACCGCGATCTTCACCAAGGTTTGGTTCATAATTTGCGGTGTATGTGAGTGTATGATCTCCATTGAAGAACTTAAAGAAGTATTCACAAAACCATTCAAATCCGTCTCCCATAAACTTTAGTGGATCATAAAAATCAGGATCTTTTTTCTTACCAAGTACCACCAACTTTTTCAAGAATGAATCTAACTTGTTCTCAGAGATTAGAAAGTCGATCTCTTCACAATCATATCCGAAGGTGTGTTGAAGTTTCATGATCAGGAGAGTTGAGATTGGATGTAAGAAAGTTGCTCAGGGGTCAGAACTTGCTCAATGGGAGATATAGGGAACTCATTCACAATCGGAGTGATACGACCACTCACACGAGTCTGATTAATGATCCACATGTAAACTTCATCATCAAGAATTGCCTTGACCTTGTTACCTTCTTCTTCAGAATCGACAACCATGGTGAATGTGGAAGCTGCTGCTTCAGTGTGATTATTGACCACAATTTCAGTCACTGTTGCCATCTGGGGCAGGAAGACACGCCAGGTGCCATATCCTTTCCACTGCACACGCCCATACTTAATCTTACCATTTACATTCTGAGGATAGGCATAAACATCAGATTGAGAATTGCTAAAGTCAGTTGCATACTCTTCTGGAATACCGTGCTTCTTACAATGTTTGGCAACAGCACCATTATGATACTGATTCTTAGTATTAAAGTTGAACTTGGGTGCGTCGTAGTTAAAAAGGGTCTCAAGAATGTCACTAAGAGTTAAATCTGCAACAATCTTTACAACCTTGTCCGCATTGAGATTGCGACCATCATTTACAGAAATTGTATTTTTATCGGTCTTCTTGTTATGTGCAACCCAACGGCAGATGTCAATACCAACTTTAAAATGATTACTCACAGAGAAGTCAATAAACTTCAGATCGTATTCACGATCAGTGCCAAGAAACTTAGATGTAAAGAGATCAGCACCACTTACAATTGCAGTCGGAGTAATAAAACTCAGAATACCATCTTTCTTCAACAGATTGAAACTGATCTGAGTAATCTGCCACCAGAGAGCACTATTACCAGAACCTTTCTGAGAACCGTGCTGTTCTTGCTTCTGATAAGGAGGATTTCCAATGACTACATCAAATTTCATAGGGCAACGATTGTAGTTATTCATAGGGGGCACATAATATATAACATCAAGTTTTGCACACCCTTTCTTCATAGTATCATAATACTTTTCTTCTAGTGGTGTCAAATCGGTATGAAGATTTTCTAGAACTGTAATGTTAGTATATCCATGCTCAATCAGGACAAGAGTCAGGGTCAAGAAAGTATCATAAACACCAATTTCTGCATCCTTAGGAATATCAAGATTATTAAATTCCTGCACCATCTGTTGTGCAAGATCTTCGGGAATAGGTTGTCTACCATCAACAGGTTTAATACCTTGATTGTAATATACACGCAATGCCTCACGTTTTTGAGCGTGGGTGGCAACTGGGGTTGCAGTCATTTGCTTTCCTTGATTACTTTGTAATTATAGCAGAGCACACCACTCACAGAGAAGATGGTGTGACACTCTGTCAACTGGCACAGTGGTCAGAAAACATCCAGGGGATCACCACTAGACATAAGTTCCTTAATTATAAGAGAATGCTGCCACTCAATGTCATAATCCAGAATACGTTGCTTAAGATCTTTCTCAAGATCTTCAATAATTTCTTCCTCTTTACCACGCCCCGATGCTTCAACTAGAATCTCTTCAACAGGAACACCTTGAGTGAGAAGTTGATTCACGATTCCTACTATACCGTGCCATGCATCATCAGTATCATCACCATGCTGAATGATGGTCACAATACCATACTTTTTACCAGGCGATGAACGGATCACACGACCCATTGCCTGAACTGCTTTAATATTAGAGCAAATATTACGGAGAAAAACTGTACTTGTAAATGCTTTCACATCGATACCCTCACCGAGCATATCATAGTGAAGAACAATCATCTTCTGAGTAAGATCCTTACCCATCACATCAAGTTTCTCAAGAAATTTACCTTTAGTAGAAGGAGCAGAAATCTGCCGATCGTTCAGATAACCACCGTTTACACTATCAACAGAGAGAAGATCATAACCCTTATCATTTGCCCACTTCATCATAGCAAGGCGCATACCCTGAATGTTAGTGGTGCCACGACATGCAACTAAAATCTTATGTGCTCCAGTTTCGTAATGCTCAGTCTCATAGTAATTAACTGCCTCCATCAGAGTGTCAACATCAGCAGAAATCTCATCAAGATTCTTAGAATTGGCATTAGAAGTCTGGAGATGGAGATAAGGACGAACAATAGATCCAGACTGAATCAATTCAGAGAACTTGATATTAGCAATATGTTGTCCATATACAGAAACATTGTCAAATCCTTTACCATTTGCAGATTCACTGCGGCGGGGAGTTGCAGTAAAGAAGTATGCATGATCTGCATTCTCACTGATAGATTCTACAGCAGAAAAGTTAGCAGTTTCAGTTGCGTTGTGTGCCTCATCAAAGTATGCAACACTGATAGGAATATCAGCAGCAACAATACGATCAAGACTCTTGTAAGTTGTAAACAGAATCAGAGGTTGTTGTGCTTTCTGTGCAATACGGTAAGTATCAAGAATCTTATCAACAAATGTGGTAGCAGGTTTAGGTTGAACCTTTGGACGAAACTTAAGGTTCTTACGATCACGTGTCCAAGTCTTTGCCTCAGATGATACTTGACGATAGACAAAATCAACATCAGAAAGATGCAAATCAAACTCACCAAAGAGTTGCTCAGAGAGCAGCAACTGAGGAGCAACAACAACAATAACGTTGCCTGGTTTCAGAAAACGACGACAATCAGTAATAAAGGTGAAAGTCTTACCGCCACCAGTGCCACAAGTCAAATAACCCTTATCATTACTCAGCATAGCATCGAGCATGGTCTGCTGATGAGTGAGGAGTTGAAATGTCATCGGTTCCATCCCTTGATTACCTTCTTATTATACTGCCTCTCTCAGGCGGTTCGGGAAGAACTGGACCACTTTGGAAACTGGCACACGCTCCGTGTCCATCAGGTACATCTCAAATAACCTTTCTTCTTCTTCCCGTGCCTCAATTTCATGTGGTTGATACCAATACTCCCAATTCTCTACGGGTTGTTTAGAATAACACAATTTTCCGTA